CTTTCGATACCGGGTTGAAACATGTCCTCAAAGTAGATAACATCTTCATTTGTGACTTCTCCTTGCTTCATCATTTTTACTAAGTTCATCAATTGGCTCATACCGAAATAGGTACGCCCATGTGCATCTAATACTTGGCCAGTCACGATAGCCTTGTCATTGCTAAGTGTTTCACCGGGTACAATAACGTAGTTAATTTTTCTACGTTTAAAAACTTCTACGTTCCAATCTTGTAATTGTAGTGTATATCTAGCTTTGTAGGGCTCAAGTCCCATATAAAATAATTTACGCATCACGCCTCTCTATATCTGTTTCTACACATTCGTCACCATATTGGACTTCAAGTATGTGACAATATTCATCACCGTTATTTTGACCTTGATGCCACACACCTTGACCAATAATATAGGTTTCGTTTACTTCTTTCGTAACTGTCATTTTAACATTATTGTAGATAGTTGCAATATCACATTTACCCTTAAGAACATACCAGTGTTCTGATCTTAAAAAGTGTCGTTGCATACTTAGTTTTTTGCCCGGTTCTATAACCAATTCTTTTACTTTATAACCAGATTTATCATCTAGCACACGATACCAGCCCCACGGACGTTTATATTTAGGATTTTTCCATTCTTGTAATATCCAACTGGAGCTATTCTTTTTGTTAGTCCCGCCTACTCCAAACTCAAATTTTAAGTTTGAATCTTGATGACGCATTTCAGGTATGTTTTCTTTAGTTCTGTCTCCGCCATTTGCGAAAATAATTTCACAATCTGGGTACATGACCCTAACATTTTTAATAGCCTCGATACTAGACCCGTCATCATCATTGTATAGTATGCAATGATCTACCATATACAAATGTTCAACAATACTTTGTCGTTCATTAAATGGCATAAAAGGTTGGCCCTTTTTACGGGCCAACCATGCATCAGAATTAAGTCCTACAACTAATATGTCACCTAATTCTTTTGCTGCTTTAAAATATTCAATGTGACCGGAGTGTATAGGATCGAACCCTCCGGTCACTAATACAACTTTACTCGGTTTTTGCATCAGTTTCCCACATATCTTTTACAGGTTTCCCTGTAAGATATTTAGTGAACTGCCGATATGCAAAACTTTTATTGCTGTATAGTTCGCTTTCATCAAATTTGTATCCAAACTTTTTACAAAATTCTAGATACTTTTCCAAATCCTCAAAAATTTGATTGACACGAGGATTGGGTTTGATTTCAGGTTTTGCCATTATGTTCTCCTTATATGGCGAGTTGTTGAATAGGTTGATGAGTTTTATAAGAAATAGTGGCACCGTTCTCGCCGTCTTCGGAGACAGTGATTTCGATGTCACGACCTGGATAACGAGTAGCGATTTGTTCATAAAGATCATCGCTAATCATTTCACAGCTTTTAAAATCTAGCGACAATATATTTTGGTCGCCAGAATACAGTTGTTCAAGCCACCGCTTGAATTGAATGAATTCCACATCTCTGTCGTTATGCCAAACTTGAATGGCAACAGTAAAATGAAAAATATGCCTATGAGGGTAGCCCAAAAACGAAACGTCATACATATCTCCTGTCTTAAGTGATAAATCTTCTAATGCTGCTGGGTATTTATGAATACCTTCTTTCCTAAAGGTAACCCATATCATTCGTACAGCTTTATCACGTACTCTTTCACGCTTCATTTTAAGTTCAGTATCACGTTGAATATTCATAATATATGTTCCTTAATGTTGATTATTATACAATAACTTAACTACAAAAACAAGTCTATAGGAAAAAATCATCTTCTTCTATGTGAGGTAATATTACCTCAACTAACCAACGACGATGACCCAATCCGTTGGGATGTGCGTCATTGGGACTTTTGAAACATTCAGGGTTACCCTCGAGGTACCCATGAATAGAACCATTTGGTAAAATAAAAGTAGAATGGTCTAATTGATCGTACAGATATTTTATAATTTGATGTTCTTTGGTTGCTAAAAAATCTCGGTGTACCAAATCCATAAAATATTGTTGATAGAGTTTGATACCTTTTGCCTGACAAAAATTTTGTAGCATGATGATATTCTCAAGGCTTTCGTGAATATTTCCCAATGGTAATAAACCTTGTCTTGATCCCATTAGGTAATAATCTCTAAATGGTTTTAAATTATCTAATGTATGCACTGATGTAACTAACCACCCACCGTCAGCATTATAGTTGATGGTGTTGTTATAATCACTCTTGGTTTGTATTTGATTTGGGTTACTTGATTTATTACGTAGATCACCAAACTGCAACTGCCAACCTTGAGTGGAGTTTCCCCAGTTTTCAATGATAGAGTTAATGTAGTCTTGATTGTTTACATAGAACGCTTTGCGATCCGAAGATGACCACATAACAAATACAGCTAAATCCTCAGTAGTATATCCTTCGGCGAGAGCATCATGGACAGCATGTATTGCTTTCTTTTGTATTAAATCTTGACCTTGACTACTCAATCCACGGTGATCAAACTTTACGTCTGGATATGTCCTGTTAACATAATTTTCTAGTTGTATAGGCCAACTATAGGGTGTGGATGGATCACTAAAACTGCATCCACTAGTTATGATCTTTTTATACTTCATTAGCGATCATCGTCAAAATGAACCCTCTCATGTTCTTCTTCATATTGCATACGCCGCAATTGTGATAGTTCACTCAAGGTAGTTGAACGTTGTTCTATCAAGATTTTTAACTCTGATGCTTTACTAGTATCTTCTTTAAGAAGATCAATTGTCCTAGTTTGTTCTGCAAGAACATTTTCAAGTCTACGAATCTTTTCTTTGTACATATTACCTCCAATAAGGGCCCCAAGCCCAACCAATAAGAGACCATCGTGTTCCACTTTTTACTAAATCAACATTATGTGAAAAGAAAGATGGAAACGCCAACACACTGCCGATGGGTAATTTAAAACTATTTCCTGCAATAATAAATTCACCACCTTCATAATCTGATGGATTTGATAATTGAACACTCATTGTTATTTTTCTATCTAAGTTACGTGTAATAGAATAATAGTTATCGATGTGTTTACCAAAATAATTTCCTTTAGAATATTTTTTTAGTTCGTATGGTTCTACAAAGTCAATATCAAATTTAAGAAAGTTGATTATGTCTTCCCAAACATTTTCTAATTTAGAATGTATTATATGATCTACGGGTAATAAACATGCGTCAAACTTTACTTGAAATGCATGGCTATATTTATTTACGCCGGGCTGTACATTATTGTTTCCATACTCAGCGATTTCTACACATAGCTCAGGATCTAATACATTCTCCCGTACAAAAATTTTATTTGGTATATCCCATACCACTTCAGGTTTTTCTTTAACCGTTATCATGGTCTAGTGAGTTCATTATTTCTTCATCACTATCTTCATCATCTAGCACAACTTCAGATGATGTGTCTGAATCTTCAAATAACTTGTTAAACATAGTGATTGCATTAATTGTTTTCTTACCACTCAATCCTTGACTACCACTTTGCATTTGAGTCCATAGATTCTCATGTTGTTTAATTAATGCTAAACTTTTATTCTTGTCGTTAAGTCTAAAAATTTCGTCAATGATATCTCCGAAGTGCATATCTTCAAATTTGTTGATTAGCATCTTAGGCATTATACCTTGTTCATATCTACGATTAGCTTCTTGTACAGCTACAATATGTTGATAAACATTGTGTGCTTGTAACAATGTATAACTTAGTGTGTCCCAACTTGTTTTAGTTTCTTTACCTTGATTGTTGATAAATCCATGACCACGATAACACAAGTCACGAACCAACATTCTATCAGTCACTGGACTATCGGCAAATAGCTTGTGGATACCGTCTTGTAAAACAGCATCGCTAAACTTACGATTATCGTTGGCATAATCTTTGTTTTCTGCGGTCTTCTCCATACTGTAAGACCACTTCTTATTATGCTCAATGCTAGTATTGAAATAAGCAAGACCTTTAGCCGCACTAAAAAATGGACTTGCACAGTCAAAAGTAATTTGAAATTTGGGATTATGATATTTTCGTATGGCTCGTTGTATGTCACTAAAGAGTACAGCATACTCCATGATACTTACACCCAAGCAGTGAAGTAAATCATGTTTACCTTCTTGTAGTAAACCATCATGAATGATACCAACAAGCCTACGCAACATCAAATCTATGTCAATTTTATTCTGTCCACCAAATGCCCAACCATTGAAATGATTGTCAGGATAGACTTTTGGATCACAATACTTCTTCATTTCTTCATACCAGTTATCGCTATCTTCATGCGTCAGGCCTTGCATGACGTTTAAGAACTTGCAACTTCCATTACGATGTTGAATAAAATATTCGTTGTTTATATGTGTGGCTTTAATAGCATCTTGTAAGTTACGAATCTTATGTTGCTCAAATGCCTTTGTGTTTCGATAACTTTCACTGGGTACATCCAAACACATACCATAATCCATGTATGTGTCCATCCATAAGAGTACCTCTTTACGCTTTGCTAATGCTTTAGGACAGTTAGGATCTTTCCAATCAGCAGGCCATTGACCTTTTAGAATCTGAAAGCCACCGCTATCACCTAACATAAACGTGCCACTTTCACGCTTACGAATGATAGATTCTGCGTTGTCGTTTTTAGTTGGATCTAAATTAGCATGACCAGCAGAGTACAAACCCCACTTGTATGTGAATAGTCCTTGCTTACTGTTTAAGAAATTCAAGCATTCAACATCACCGTTGAAACCCGCAGGTATGCGACTAGCTTCAAAATAGTTTTCACCTTCACGCTGTTTCCCCAAACCAGTAATAAAGAAACTAGACACTGCCGGTAAAAACAGTGCCCAGTCGGGGTTGTGATTGTTTGTTAGATTATGCTCTATGTATATCATGGGCTTGCTTGTTGATCAATCAATTACTTCATCTAGGTTACACACTGAACACTCGTTTTTCAACAATGTTCTAACCATAGTAATTTTATGATCAATATCATTGCGTTGATTTAATAAATCTTTAATAGTGGGATTAGACTCTGCTTGTTTCTTTAGGTATTCTTCTTCGGCGCACTTAGCCTTTACCCACTCTAGCAACCTTCTAGTTTCCATGTCTAGCTCTATTCTAGTATGATTACCGGGAAGAGTAACCCAAGAAGAACCATCATAAACTTCTAAATTTTGATTGCTACCGTTGTAGCGAATCATTCCGGCACTAGCATTACTCATATTAACATATGGGTAAGAACTTGTACCCGCTAATACGATAACTCCATTGCTACCTATCAAGTCTTTAATCATTTGCTTTGTGCTGGAAGAAGATATTTGTATGTTGCAAACGGGCTATCAACTGTAATCTCCGTAGCACCCTGATCAGCAATCTTTACTTTCTTATCGCCGGGTAAGTCCATAATCGATTGAAATACTTTAACGGGCCACTTCCAAGGTTGAGCAAGTTTGCCACTAACACCTGCATGAAATACAAAGTTACCACTGTGAGTGCTAGGATCACCGAAGTTGATCTTCAAATCAGTACCAACAGTAGTCATAGTAAAATGTTGTTCTTCACTATTAGCACTTGCTTGTTTCTTCAAACGAAGGATACCTGCAACGCTAGGTTCAAACTCAACGTTCCAATTAGCACCCTTGAACATAAGTGTGCGAACTTTTTCTTCTACGATAGTCTTAGACATGAGCCTATAATCATTAACAAAGTCACCCGATTTTGTTTCAAAGTGAATAGTAGTAGGAACATCTTCATTGTCACGCTTGGTGCGTGTCACATTAATTTTAGATGTATCATCATACTCATCAAAACTCAGAATAGTTTTTAGTTTGCCTAGATTGGGCATACCAAATGTACCGATAAAATCTGCGATTGGAGTTTTAAAAGTGCCACTAACAACAACAGATTTATTTTCTGCTACAGCATTAATCTGTGTTTCTTTGTCAGTGCCGGTGATCTTAACGAGGTCAATCTCGCCCAGACCATGTGTGTGTTGAATGAGGTCAAGTAAATAGTCTTTCATGTTTATCCTTTATGTGTTAATTTATTTAGGCTGTATCACTGTGTAATATAGTGGAATTTATTGCAAACGTCAAGATGCAATTTATCCGAAGCTGAATAGTTGATCAAACGTGCTATTCGTATTAGTATTGCTACGTAGATCCCAATTGAGAACGCCCAATAAGTTCTCAATCTTTTCGTCTACTAGTGTTCGTTCCATTTCATTGTCATCGAATGGTAATTCACAGAACCAGTGTGGCAATCTAAGTTCATCTGTAGGGTATGCCACACTGGTCATATTCAATGGATTGGGTTTAAGTTTACAAACAATAACCTTCATCCCGTCGACGATCTTCATAGAATAGTTATCGCTGTTAACTCTACGTAGATAGTTATAATTAATAGCAGCCATTGCATGACCCACACCACACTTACCAGTCTTTTCCCAGTTTTCAGTATGTCTAGTCAAGTTGTTTACTGACTTGGGAGATCCTTTAGTCCATGGATCTTGTGCAGATAAAATCTTTTTGAAATCCTTGATTGCATCAATGACTTCATCACGTCCTTTACCTTCTTGAATAACCATCTTTAATACGTTCATCAAAAACTCTTGTACGTATTTAGGAGTATCAGCACGTTTCAAGTCAAGACCCATAGCCTTGATATCACCTAGCTTGCCATCCTTATCTTTGCGTTTGCCTTCTTTATCATAAATGTTGATAGCATAACGCTTCTTAGTGATAAAGATGCTACGATCACCGATCAGTTCACGACCTGCCTTAATGATTTCACCATTCTTGCGCGGTGCATGAAATGCACGTTCCATAAATGCAGGGAAGCTAGCATTAGCTTCGTCAGCTATAGCATCGTAGACTTGAATACAAGCATCCTTGTTCCATTCAAGTTCACCCTTTTGAATTTGTTCTTTGAAAATAGGATATGCACTGAAGTAGCAACTGTCAGTATCACCGTATACAATTGCAGGACCCTCATGATTATATTCACCTGCTACAGCCAAATTGATTTGACTCATCATGTGTTTAACAATCTGTCGGCCCGACAATGTTACACTTTGACCAATACGCTTATCATAGAAACGGCAATGCTCATTCAATAGTGCGCCATAAGCACTGTTAAGCAAAATCTTACGAACAAGTTGTCGCTTATCGTAGTATTCAAATTCTGCTTTGTCTTTTGCTTCTTTGGCTTGCTTTTGCGTTGCTTTACGTTCTGTATACCAGCGTGTAAGTAGTCCTGGAATCACACCTTCTTTTTCATAAGTAAAGATAGTACCATTAGCACTAATCATATATGGCTTATGACTATCAAAGATAAGTTTCCAAATTTCAGCAGCACTCATTTCTTCACTTCGACCATCTTCATAGTCTAGTGTAAGTATAGTGCCGCGTTCGCAGTTCATAATGGCAGTATATTCTAAACTACCAAACAGACCTTCCCATAGAATACTGCCTGTTACTTCATCGTCTCCGTCTTTGGCTCGTTTCTTTTCGCTAGCCAACCTTCGTCCTTTTTCGTGCATGTATTGCTCGGTGAGGGACTGTCGGACTTGTGCAACAATTGTTTCTGGAGCCATGTTGAGGGCTCTAATAGCCGAGGGATAGAGGGAGTTGATATCGACTGCACCCACCCATTCATGGATGCCCCTTTTGGGCGTAGCAACATAGGCACCTGCCGCTTGTTGTTCATCACTATTCATTTCCTTTCGTTTTTTATCAGGTACTACCATACCACGTTCATGGGCCTCGTTCATGATTGCCATTTCAATCATTGCAACAGACCCCATGACAGTTGGCAATAGCACAGTATTTTCATGTGCTAGTGCATTAGCCAAATCCAAAAACTTAAGTTTGTTGTGAATCTTGACCATCAACATTGTATCCTGTCTGTTATACTGAATAAATGTTTTGAAGTCTTTGTTATATAACTGGTCAAGAGTGCCTTCGTATTGCGTCTTGCGCTCACCAACTTCCATTTCACCGATTGCATCAAGTGAATAGCTGTGGCGACTTTCATAGTTGTACTTCTTATACAACTGCAAATAGTCCATGTGAACACGACCTACCAAATCGTATGTAGTTTCTTCTTTACCGAAACGCTCATAGGTTCTAGGCTTAGGCATTTGCCCAAGTAGACAGAACTTGCGTGTGTCATCCTTACTCAATACACGTGTGACACGATTGACCATATATGGAATATCGTATCCTTCAGAGTTCCAACCAGTCAATACGTCAGCATCTTCAATGAGTTGGAAGAATGTTTCGAACATATCCTTCTCATTTTCAAATACCAAACAATTGTCAAACTGATTGCATATCTCACGTGCAGATTCAGGACTCATGTGTCGAGGAGCAATGACCAATGTAACTAATTGATCGAGCCAATCCAAATAACAACTGATAGCAGTAACTGGATTGAATGGATCACTTGTTGGACTAAAGCCCTTCTCGGGGTCAAAGTCAACTTCAATGTCAAAGAAACATGTATGAAGTTTAGGAGGTTCAACTCCTAGATAGTTTTCACTGAGGCAACGGAATACAACGTTGATATCACTCTCAAACAATTTCTTGCCACTGTGTATACGCTTTTCTTTTTCGAATTCACTGCGTTTGCGGCTACTGAACTTGCTTACAGGATCGCCGTAAATACTACGTTGCTTACCTTTAGAGTCGCTATAGTAAAACGTATAATTGCAAGGATGCTCGTTGTATGTTCGCTTCCCTTCGCTAGTCCGTTCTACGACAAATATCCTATCGCTATCGCGGTCATGTATTGCGTCAATATAACTCATTTATCTTATTATACAGTAATGATGCCATGGCTGCATGGCTTTTGGGTCCCGGATGCCTTTTATCTAATGCTACATCTATTTTAGGAAAAGTTAAATCCATGAATAAACTTTTAGTTTGTAACGCATTAGGACATTGGTAAATTTTACTATCTTTAGTAGCAATGACAAAAAGGTGCTTTATTCCTTTTTGTGAAAGATGCAAATATGCATGATGCATGAGCATAAAATTTCGTATACCTAAATTTTCTTGCTCAGTTTCTGCTATTTGCAAGGACGATGCATTATCGTAATGATCCCAAACAATTTTAGTTGGATCATGATACAATCTGCTAAATGGTATTCTTCCAAAGTGTGTCCACATCACAACACACATATCTTCATTATGGAAATCAAAATTTAAAACTTTCCACAATATATGAATGTTGCTTGAGCCGGGAGAACTAGTATTAACTAGAGTGCGACACATTTTTTCAGACAACAGAGATGGCCAAGCCATTTGACTAGGATATGGTCCAAATTTGTCAGGTTCAATGTGACAATCTTTTAAGCCGTGTCCGTAAGTATATGAACACCCGAAAGATACCAATCTATGCATTAGATTGTTTTGCCGACAGCTTCCAAAATAGTATTTAAATCATCGTGTTCTTGATTGGTCTGAGTAAGGCTAGCCTTGTGTGCGATACGAATAGCTTTCTTTAGTACACTAGGCTTTACTTCTAGTTCTTCGGCTACAGCTTTGATAGTATCACTCAACCCGCCCTGTAGTGTTTCGATTTCATGCATGACTGCCATGCCTTCGTTAACTAATTGGGTAAGCTTAATTTTTTGATCGCCTGAAAAGGTTTTGGGTGTAGACATGTGTTCTCCTTGTGAGTCTAATATTATATATGTTATATGAGGAAAGTCAATTTTAATTTACCCTATAAATATATATATGGTTATGAAAATTATAACGTGCGGTTGCAGTTTCAGTACTGGTCTCTATCAAAGAGAGGATTCTTCATTCGGTACTAACAAAAACTATACAGAATTTTTATCAGAGTTACTAAACTCTGAAGTTACAAATTTGGCTATTCCTGGTGCAAGTAATTATTGCATCATAAAACAAGTAGAACATGCTATAGAATATAAAGCTGATTTGGTCATATTCAATACTACAACTACAGAACGATTCGATGTTGTTGAAAAAAATGATCAAAAGAAAATACCTAAATTTGAAGATTTTATTCTGAACCTGTCAAATAATAATAATGGAAACATTAGATCAAATACGTTTAATACTTTGCTTAAGTTAAGCGAAATAGATTCTTTTTATAAAGATTACCTAACCTATTACATTACCTACATAAATTCATATATTCATAAGGATCAACAAGTTCTAATGTTACATGGCATCATTAAAAAATTGATAGATCATAATACAAGCTATATTGTATTAGATTTTGCAAATCTTCTTAACCAAGATAAAAACATTGTCAAACAATTTTATCATAAAATCATGTGTATAAAATTTCCCAATAATAAGAAAGACATACATTGGAATGAAGATGGTAACAAAGAGATAGCCAAATTTATTCTAGAAAACTTTAAAGACTATTTTCAATGATTTTCTTCACGGTTTTTCTTAGACCGGGGTTGACATGAAATGCGTGTGGTACAAGATTTTTACGAATGTAATTTCTAGTATAGCGTTCATCTTCATTACTTAAATCTTCGCACCAAGTCAATTCTTTACGCTTACACCAACTAATAAATTCACTCTTGGGTGTCGTCAAAAATGGACGAATAACATTACCGCGAATAAGTTTGGGAACTTTGGGTTTGCCGTGCATTGCAGACCAGAGATATGTTTCTACTGCGTCATCTAAATGATGTGCAGTAAGAACCGGTCCTAGTGTGCTTAAATATTGATATCTTTCCTCACGCCAAAATTCTTCGTAACTTTTATCTTTGGGTTTTTCACGATTGAGGATACCCAAAAACATAGGAAGATTTCTGTCTGAACAAAAATGACTAACAAACTTCAATGCCCTCTCACTATTCTCAGTTCCGTGATGATAGAAGGCGCATGTTACGTCATGATTCTTAGATAAAAAATCAACTACGGCAACACTATCGACCCCGCCACTGAAGGCGACAGTCACATTTCTGGGCAAAGGAAATAACAGTTTAATCATAGTGCTATTCTAGCACATACATTCGTTATCATCAAGTTATTTTTTTACCAAGTTAGCCATAGCCGGGAAAAAGTAAGACACTATATCTGTTAGTGTAACAGTATATAGGGGAGGTTGTGGTTTGTTAATCAGCAATTCTATTTTTCTTGCATGTGATTTGGCTAACGACACAAAATGGTTGTAGTTAAATTCTACATCATCTTGTATTCTATCTATATGTGGTGTTATTTGGGTATCGAAAGTTTCGATGTTTTTAGTTATCTGTTTCAATCGTCTGACCAAATCTTGTTCGTCATTGTAGTTTGGGTAATACAGATATTCTTTAAATGATTTGAATCCCATTTTTTCTATATGATTGACCATGCCAGGGAACCAAGCACAAATGAATGGATGTTTGTTCACTATGGTTCTGTATGTTTTCTCGGTCAGTTTTGGTCTCCAATCTGTACCGCCCCTAAAGTCGGATTCAGATATCACAGAAAACAAAGTATCAGAATACAGCATATGGTCGAACGGGTATCCTGTACAATTAAAACTATCCTCAGGACCTGCAATAACATCTAAACTTCTAAGTGTTTCTCTTAAAAAGCTATCAAATTTTTCTCGGTCGTATGCTAGCAAGTTTTGTCTGTATACACTTTCTTCTTCAGACTTGGTAATAAAAAAAGAATAATCTAATTTGTTCAGTAGATTCTTTTCCCATAACATTGCTAATAGTTTGATTCTGTGTGGTCTGTCAGGTTTTCCTGGTAGATACAACCCTTTAGAACTTTTGTGATTCCATTTCGAATTAACTTTTTGCGTTGGAGATAATAATGTATGAGCATAGCAAGTTACTGCAAGAAAATTTACATATAGAATATCTTTATAAGTTTTTGAAATTTTACTTTCAGACTCAAAATCACCGTCTAGTATAAATTGATAATCGACACCCTGATTTCTCAAAATGTTTCGAATATTATCAATGTAGGTATTGTGTGATTCATCATAGATTCTGCCTTCCATTACATCTATCAGTAATATATAGGGGATAGTATTAATGCTTATAGCAGTATTCTTAATTTGGAATATGCTGGTTTCAAAATTTTTTAAAGCAATTGGATCGTCTGTAAGATATCCATAGATATTAATTGGTTTTATATAGTACATTATTGAAAGATGTGTCTGTTTTTCTCGCCGTAAATTTTGATGTACTTTCCTGCTAGCATGTCAGCCATAGCTTCTATGGGACTACCAGGATAACTTGATCCTTGATGTATCATTCCTAATTCACTTTGTCTAACATGAACTAGCTCATGAAATACTGTGCGTAGTATATCAACTAAGTTTCTATTTTTAGCATATACCCAAACTTTGTTATCACCCTCAGTATGGCTTCCCGTGTGATGATTTGTCTGTGCTTCTTCGGTATCCTGACTCAATTCTATAATTGGTCTTGTTTTTAAATGTAGTTTCTTGCTGGCCCAATCTGCAAACTTGTCAACTTCTTCTTGCATATCACACTCAACGTCAGCTTCGTCAAGCTTATTTTTAATCCAACTGTCAGGTGTAGAGTGATACTTTTTAACAAACAAATCGTGCAAAATCTTACCGGTGATTCTATGTTTTTTGGCAATGTTTTGCATGAGTTTGTCAATGGTATTATAGTCATGCTTTTCTAAACTAGGCAATCTTTTAGCTAGTTCAGTAGCAGCGGCTTCATTAACAAAGTCATGTGTTTTCATATTGTATATTTATCTATTAACACCAACTCTGTTTTGCTTCCCCGAAATATGCCCTGGCATACCCGTTAGCAATAAGCATTTCACGTAGGCTTTTACCATTTAAGATAATGTCACCTAATACTCGTCCACCGAATTTATCCCAATCATACAATGTCACTTGAAACTTTTGACTGGATGCTACCAAATCTTTAGTGAATTTACTTGCAGCTTGTCCTTTAGCATCTTCTTGTGGGCATTTAGCTCTGAAACCCTTTTCAGGAGTATCAACACCATAAATTCTCACAGCTAATTCTGGTTTTAATGGTTTTGGTAAGAACGGCGCTGATATGACTACAGTATCACCATCACTTACTCTTAGTATCTGTGCATCATATGTAACACCTTGAGGTTGTTTTTGAGCGAAAACGCTGGATGCTGCAACTAACATTGCTATTGTTATTATTTTCTTCATATTTTCCTTTTTAATCAATCGTACCACCATATCTTTCGAACCACGGATCAATAATAACTATTGTTCCGTCTCCCCTAAGCATTGCATTTTCTGTATGCAAATCCCAGTACATCTTATTTATTTTGCCTGTAGTATACAACAATCTCATTACGGTATACAGTAATTGCATTTCTGCGTATTTTTGCTTGTTTCTCTTACTGGATAGATTTATCCATCTTTCAGCTAATTGATTAGCGTATCTACCATTGAAATCATCCCATGTTATTGGATATTTTAATTTTTCATCAACTTGTTCCCATGGCACATTGTTACTTGCAAAATCACTGAAGAACCAAACTATACCTTCTTGTATACTATTTCTAGGTATCTTATTTAATTGCTCTATTGAAATTTGCATATATTGTTTATCACCTAGTGTGAATTCAGTATAAGCTTTACCTTGTATGGGAATAAACTTAGGCAAACAAGCTAAGTCTTGATGCGCCATACAAAACTCATAGAACTTTTTAAATGTATATGCAGCCTGTGTAATGTCTTGACTGTCAGGCATTACTATCTTTAGTACTTGTCCTGCATCCTTCATCCAAACAGTAGCGTCTGCCCCACTACCTATTTGACTATAGCCTGCATCCTTCAATGTTTGAACAATTTGTCTTGATTCTGGAGTATTCTTTTCTGCTTCTTCTAACGCATCTTCTGTAGGAAATAACGGACCGTCTACAAAGTTACCACGTTGACTCACAAGCCCATTACTAATTGCTTGAATATAATCATCGTTTAAATCTCTACGTCTAAGTCCACCGCGTGGTCTTATATTAACTTGTATTGGATCATCCCCTTTTAATTCAATCCAAGTTTTCATTCTATTTCGACCTTCGTGATCTACAACTTTGGCAGGTTGGCTAAAGTCTCCTTCACGCCATTCATCGGGTATCTCAATATCAAGCATTGGATATGCAATCTTGCCACCTGCCTTCATATGTTTTTCTACTTCAGGATTTGTTACTGAAGATGTTAGTGGTAGTGCTAACTTTAAGAAAGTACTAGGCTTCATTTGAACACGTAGTCCAAAATAATCTATGTCCGTACCATATGGCGTATTGCCCCATCCACTGGGATCAAGTACTGCTTCGTTTATAAATTCTTTTATTTTCATATTACATCACAAAAATTTTACCAACACTGCTTGATAACACATCATCAAACATTAGTTCCATATCTCTTGCAAGTATTTCTGTTGTGTACTGAGATTCTTCTTCACTGCCTGGTTGCATATTTAAACTTTGTGTACTTCTGCCCCATGCTTTACGACCATATTCTTTTTTCTTTGGTAAAGGATTTAATGTGATTTTACCGGTGCCTAAATATTGTGCAAACAATTCATAAAAGAATTCATATGGACGTTTAATTTGTCCTGTTCTACTGCTGCGCTGTGTACCTATTGCATTAAAAAGTGCAGAATATTCTTTTTGCAAGTTCCAATTTAATTTTGTAGTGAATATATTATTTTTTTCTATGCCATAGAAGTCTCTTAGTAATTCATTAATACCTCTAAAGAAATGTTCTTCTGCTGCGACCCAAGGACTACCGCCGCCCTTCATTCTTGTTCCTGCTTGTACTGCATGTCCAAATCTATGAGCCATGATCCATGGTGTCATCATTACTTTGCTGTCACCTTTGTTACCAACGAACACTACTGTAATAGCATCTTCGCTGCCATTAATTATTTCATCCGCTTGTTCTTTATTAAAGATATTTCTAATCTCACCGGGATTCATTTCTCCATGTTCACTGTACTTACCAAAGCCAGGAACATTAGTAAAGAATAGACGAAAATCGTAGGGTGTATTTTCAAAAAATGTAGTTGCTTTTTGTATGTTCTTAGGATGCGGAACTAACTTTTTATCAGCTCCACGAAAAGGTCCGGGCTTAGTAAAGTCACCAAACGTTTGATACTTGGCCAATGCCATTTCGTCTATATCCCGTTTGACCACAGAAATATTGTTAATAGGTATTACACCGTGATATTCTAATGTATCACCCTCGTTATCTAAAACATTGCTATCTAATTTAAATTTACGTGTGTCTAAACCTCTGGTTGATATTTTTAATATGATAATTTTATCTAACCATTCTTCTGGCACTACATCGCTACTTTCCGCATAACTTTCTGCTACATTAGGATCTAACGCTAGATACGTTACACCCGGCTTACTATCTTCCCATTTTGCTTGGGCACCACTACCACCTAATCCATGAGTTTTAATACTTTTTAATAATGGGCGATACGTAGCATGATAAAGATATTGTGGTATATTAGAGGTGTTTTCCGTCACATCTTGCTCATCTAAATCTGCTAAATCTACATAATGAATAGGTACGCCCTTCATTGCAGCAGCTAACGCACGATGATTACCGTCGATAATTCTATCATCTGCAATTAATATAATTTGATTACTTAGATTTGGATCATTCATGTATCTTTGCAATACAGCTTGTTGATCTTCATCCATCATATCTAGAATTTCATCTAAGTGTTCTACACGATATTGACTTTGCAACATGATTTTTAATTTATGTTTGGGCATAGTCTGAATAGTAAGATCACGATTTAATTCATCGGGTCTTACATGATCCCAAAATAATTCATCACGCTCAGGATAATCACCACCGTAGAGCTTTTCTATGGTGGTGCTTTTATTTTCGGTAATAAATTCAAGGGCTCTCATTATGTACTTCTTCCCCAACCCATAAAGAAAGGATCGCTGATGACAGGTGTTCCATCATTGCCTAGCATAAAATTACCGTCATGTAAATCTAGGACATACTTGTTTTTTCTAGCAATACGTTTTAACATAAGAATAGTATCGTATAACTTTGCTAAGCCTTCTTTTCCTATAAGAATTGCCAATTGTTGTACATATTTTGTGTGACCGTAAGAATCTTTGTCGATTTGTTTTTCTAATCCGTCTACAAAGGCTTTTCCTGATTTATAGATACCTCTGTCTGCATCATCTGCAAATTCAGCTAATGTATAGTTCCATTCATCTACATCTGGCCCGGTAAACGGGAACAATTTTTCCATGCGTATTTGTAAATATGGCTTACCCTTAAACATGAAGGGTGTATATGCTATAATATTAGGAAGAAACTCATTATTAGGATCTGCTTGGGTTGCATCATAGAATGTCTTGAAACTTTTTTGAGCATTTGTTAATTCAGATGCACTACCGCTTTTTCCTTGAGAAGTACCAAATATTTTTAATACTAATCCTGACTTGGGCTCTGCGTAGACACGTTGATCTACACCCTTGCCTAAAAATTTATATCCTTTTTTTCGCAGGATAGTATCTATATCAGGATGTACATAGGCTTCGTTCAATAATTCGCTTATCTTCATAAGTCATCCTTTATGCACGACTTTTGTTAAGTATGCTGCGTAGCATCCATCCATGTTTTCCGTGTGCATCGATTCTACTAGCAATAAAATCAGCTATACCCTGTTCATCGGCTTCTTCAGCAATATGAAATGACTCTTTCCACATTGCTAATAATTTTGCATTGTCTTGTTCTAATTCTGCAATCATTAATTCAGCACGTGGAATTTTTGTTTGATCTGGTATTTGACTTAGTTCAGCAAAACGTGTAATAGATCCAGGTGTGTAATTACCTAGTTGACGTATTAATTCAGCAGTTTGATCTATTGCATTATCATATACTTCTTCGTATAACTTACCTAAAAATTCATGATATTGAGGAAAGTCAGGGCCTTCAACGTTCCAATGAAAGTTCTGTGTTTTAATTACAAAAGCATAGCTTGTTGCTAATAGTGTTTTAAGTGCATCTGCTAACATTACATATCCTTATTTCTTCTTTGATTCGTAGGTCATTGCTGTAATTCTTTGTGGACCTTTGCGTTTAATCATTGCAGTTTCTTGTTCGTATGTGCCAGGATAAGGGGTGCCTAATGTTTCGTCTACTAGACCTTTCATAATTGCACTTTCGCCTTTAGGTTTTTTACCGGCTTTCTTCATAGCGATAGCAATTGCTGCTTGTTGTGCAGGATTGGCTGCTTCTTCAACACCTTCGCTTTTTGTGCCCCAGTTCTTAGAACCCTTTTTGCGACATTTAACTAAAGCACCACTTGCATACGCTGAAGGCCATACTTTATAACGACTCTTGACTTTATAGTAACAGGCGTCTTTCTTTTCGTTAATCATTAGTTCGCTGAACATTGCTCCACCACAATGTGGGCATTTTTCTTCCGCCACACCTTGCTTCTTCAGTATATCAAGAGCATCTTGTTTAGCCTTTTTTGCTGTGATTGGCTTGGCTTCTTTTTCAGGTCCTTTACTACCACCTTTGTCTCTGGAACCATAGGTGCTGTGACTTACTCGTCCATCACGACCAGGTTGAGGGGCACTTTTATCCATCTCTGTCACACTTTCTTTTGGTACACAGTTGGGAACCATTTTACCGCCCTTACTTTTCATACCAACTTGCTTGTGAGTATCCCAGCACTTTTCGTCTAGTTGTTCTTCCGCCACACCTTCATTGGATTTCTTTTTAGTAGCAACATTGATAGCCTTGCCACTACGCTCTGGATTAGGATCTTCTCTACGCTTTCTTGCTGCTGCACTAGCACGACCTTTTTTACCTAAACTATGTGCTTTGCTTTGCGGCAAGCATTTAGGTTTACCCTCACTATCGTCGCCTCTAGCACAGTCACCACGAATCTTACCATCTGGACCGAATCTTACCCATTTTTCTTTAAACCATTTACGTAGGTTCTCAGATATTACACCCTCACCTAAATTATCTTTAGGTGTGTACCAACGCATAGCTTGACCAGCGCCGCCGCCTGTAGAATAAATCTGTCCTTCATCTACCTCTTCATCGTTCCATTCTTGTTTTCTTACAAGTTCTTCGAATGGTTCGTCTAGTGCAAAGATAGCGGATTCTAATTCACGCTGTTTTTCGTATACATCATTAATAAGATATTCTAAATCTCTTTTGTCTACACCTGCTTGTTCTGCTAATAGCTGTATTTTAGTAATGATTTCTAAATGCATATCAGCATATTTAAATTGACTGGTAATTTTTCTTGCTTGTTGTAATGCACTAGTCGGGTCCATACCTGTGCCACTTTGTGCCTCATCCAACCCACGACTTTCAATACGCTTTAATATTTCACGTATCATTATACTAATATCACTAGATCCTAATTCTTCTGCACCTGCATGAAAACTAGCAACATCTAGCACAGCATCACCTACTACCTCATGTCCATATCTAGTTACTATGTCAGGATAACGTGCTTCCAATCTATAAAAAAGTGTATCGGCTAAATCTTGTTCGCTAATACCTTCATTGGTCAACTCTGCTTCGAATTGAATACCCTTACTGATAGGTGGTTCATCCTTCCATGGCTTCCAATAACCATGCTTATGATTGTCTACATAGTAAACCATTGTTAAATATGGATCACCTTCTTTTTCTGGGTTTTTCTTTACAGTATCTACAATTGTTTTAGCGCCCCAATGAGCGTCATTGAATTGATAAATTTCATTATCACCTTGATAAGGTGTTTTTGCTTTAACTAAAAAGGTATTATTGTATCTTTTTCCATTTGGAGCAACACCTTCTTTGTCAGAATATGTTACATTAACTTCTTTTTTGTATTGCTGCCTTGCTTTTTCTTGTCTGCGATAGTGTTCGTCCCATGGGTCATATGGATCGTCGCCACTAGGTTCGTCTGGTCTAGACCTTCTTCTAGGAGGATCACGTGGATCATTAGGATGACCTGAGTATGCAGGCCATGTAGCTTCGTCGCCTGGACCTAAATCTGTAAGCTTTGCTTCGGTAAGTCCTTTTAATATTCTACTCATATTACTTACCTTTCTTTTTGTTCTTATTATCTAAATAGCCACGTTTGTTAACAGTTGCCCAAGCAATGTTTTCTGCTTCTTTGCTAGACTTTCCCGTTTCACGTTCTGATTTAGCAATATGCTTAACCATACGGTCTACTTTAGCTCCTTCTGCTACTTTACCAGCAGGGACACCACCTTTTAACTTGATAACACTTTTAGCACCGTGGCCGGCAGCGATTCTTTTAGCATCGGCATCGTCTTTAGCAACAAACTTTTTTACCTGTCCGTTGCGTAGCATCATTTCGTACTGCCCTTCTTTTAATGAGCCTTCCGCCACACCTTGTTCTTTTATTTTAGATGGAAGATAATTAGATTCTCCTGTTAAATAATTAACTATTTCTTGAAGTGAAGTCAATATTCCTGTCGAGGCTGCATCGTCCCTTTCATCCCATGCTAGGTCTAGGGCAGCATCTATTTCTTTTGTTGATCCTGTTTTGATCATGTGTACCCATTCTTTACCTACACCAACGGCATTTGCTTTTCTACTTAATGCCATTGCTTGACTTTGTATTTGTGCTAGCCTGCTTCCGGCTGGCGATGCTAAACTACCTAACTTGCCTTCCGCCACACCTTCTCCTACCCCACCTGCTGCAATCACACCACCGGTCATTTCACGCATCATTTTTTCATCATAGTATTCTTTAACAGAATTTAGATAGTCATTTGCTTTGATAAGCTTTTCTTGTACCCATCCTTCAATTCCTTCATCTTCACTACGATCTTTTAATAGTTGATAAATTGCTTTTGCATTTTTCATCGTAGCTAATACATCGCTACGTGCCATTTCAACTTCATGGTCTACACGACTTTGACCATGCTGTACAAAACCTGTCTTTCTTTTTATTCCTTGACCGGGTACAACAATCAAATCATCTTCATCTAGTTTAGCTTCTTCGACTTTATTTTTACTTTCACTTAAGCTATTTGCATATGGGCCTTGCTTTTTAGCCTTGCCCTTCATGACTTTTTCAGCTGGCTCTAGACCGCGGACTTTGGTTCTAACTTGAGTTTCACCCATTGGTTTAGCGACCGTAGCAACTGCGCCTGCGGTCGTAGTTTCATTGATGATTATTTGATTGATTTTCATAGGGAATTCCGAATTAATATAGTATTTATCAAAATACTAGTTTATCAGAACTTCCCACTTGGTCTCAATGTTGGCGGTATTCCTGCACGACTTATCTTATTACCAAATGCTTTTGCATTCTTTTTCATTGTGTCAGGTTTAATATCTACTGTTAGTGCTGTTTTAAATCTAGGATCATTGCGTTCAGCATAGCTTGGAATATATCCTGAAGCACTTTCTCCTATTCGTCTGTCAGTTAATTTAATTTCGCCGGTATTTTTATCGTAGCTAACGCCTTTATTTTCTATCTTGGTAATCTGTCCAGGTTCAGCTAATATTTCAGGAAATCTAAACATGCCCGGTCGATATTCACTATAGGGTACTCTAGTATTGAGATATTCTTGTTTTAATTCTTCTATAAAATCTAACGTTTCTTGCTTATTTTTAGCATTCTCCGGGCGATTCATTATTTGTTTATATTGTTTTAATTCCTGCATTTGCCTAAATATCTGATTAATGATGTACATATCACCAACCATAGCGTTGCCATCTACACTATAAACTTCAGTGGGCATGTTTTTGATTTTGTCAAAATCTTTACCTGTAAGACTACCGAATGTTCTTAGTGCAGATTTATCCAGTGGCATAAGATACATTTTGTTCTCACGTTCTGGTAATAGTGAATCCAGTCCTTTAAATCTTTCAAAACGAATTCTCCAGGCAGGCTTGCCGTTAGACAGTTCTATACTTTCAGTAATAGGTGTTGCTAAGTCTCTGGATAATATACGTATATTATCTACAGGGATACTATCGGTAATTGCCACTTCGTACTGAGCACCGTCAGTCACTTGGCCCTTCAACCCTGTAGTATCAATTTCTAATAATGCTAGTTGATCATCCTCATCGTATTCATCACCTAACCAATTCATAACAGCATCTTCCATACTTACTTTGTCAGGGAAGCAATATACTGCGGGCTTTTCGCCTTCTATTTTTCTAGCTCTGTCACCAATTTGAGGTATTAAACCTCTACTCATTATACTACCTAAGTTATCTGCTAACGTTACATGATAAACCTTTTCAGGTAATTCATCATATTTTTCTTCTTCTAATTGTGCTTTCTTTAATTTGGTATAATAATTGGGATCTTCTGCTAAATGGTCTAATGCAATTTCACGTGCAGTTTGTGCATATGTTGTATGTTCGCTTTCTACTTCAATGCCACGTTTCAATTGATTTAAAATATGTTTGACTGTGACATTATGCTTTAATGCTAATGCTCTAACTGATAGTGTAGGCTTGTCTAATAGTTTAGTGCTACCAGGTTGTTGATACATAGTTTCTATAGTTAATTCATCACTATGTAGTTTATCACGCAAATCATACAGTTTGGTGATATAGTCTTGGTTACGTAATATCTTGTATGCTAGATTTTCAGGACCAAACTCACCTGCTTTATCTAATCCAGCCTGTCTATATTGCTTAATCTTTTTAATTACGTTCCCTACAATTTTCAAATCTTTGGATTTAAGTGCGTGTTTAATTAATGCATGTAATTTGTCGTATTTTGCTTTGGTTGCTGTCTGATCAAAGTTAGCTCTCTTTTTACTAGGAACTTTAATCCATTTATTCTGTAATAAACTATATTCACCCAAACTAATTACAGGTTGATTAACATCCTGCACATATAATTCTACAGGAACACCGTGAACTTTTATATTGTGACTGTCATTATAAATTGTTTTTTTGGCGTTGAATAATTCTCTGTAGACTTCGTTATTGGGTAACTCATTCATATCGATTAGAATATGCAAGTCTAAATCGCTATGGGGTGTATAACTGTACGCAGCGTTTGATCCAGATATAGTTAAATCTTTTACATCAAAACTATTGATACCCAATTCTTCAATAAAATCTTGTGCGATTAATTTAAGTTGTTTTTGTACTTCTGGTCGAAGGCGATTGTTAAACCATAGCTTAGGGTTTAAATCGTTGTGAAATTTTAATGCATCGCCTAGGCGAAATTTATCTAGCTCGTTGAGGTTCATTAGCTATTTATCACAAAAAAGCCCCTTGCGGGGCTAGTTTATTGTGCTACTTCGTTGCCATCTTTGTCAAGAAGTTTGCAACCTTGATTGCGTCTTTCTTGTACGTACATAGGTCCTATTGTATTGAATAGATGTTGTTGATTCTCCATACAGAATACATAGCTTCCTGAGTGACGTAGTAGAACACGTTTATCAACATAAATTTTTCCTCCTAGATCACGCCAGTTCTCACAGAAGGTCCAGTCTTCTGAATAATAACGATTCTGACGTACTGCTGTGTCAAAATATGTTTTCAAATACTGGTCATATTTGGGGTCAAGTCCTATGTCATTTTTATACTGCTTCACAGCAGGGTGACTGTTCAACTTGTGAAAGACATGTTTCTTCATTAGCAAAAATCCTGTACCGGCTTTGCTTACTTCTTGTAATCCATCGGGTCCTTCTTCTGCCCCTTCAAATCCGTTAACAACCCACTTGATCGGCATAGTCTTCATGGGATAAAGTCCACCGATTACGTCAACGTCACGATTTATAAGTACTAATAGATGCCATGGCTCCCAACCAATATCTGCATCAACAAAGAATAAGTGAGTAGCGTCAGGCATATCCAAAAACTTAGCTGTTAATGTATTACGTGCCCTACTGATCAAGCTTTCATTGACCATTGTTTCTAATGTCCAATCAATGCCTAATTGCCTTGCTGTATTAGCCCATTTAATAAAACTCATAAAGGTAGATTCAGTTAACATACCACCATAGCAGGGCATTGCTATGTGAACACGTGTGGTTCTTAGAAAATCTACATTTACCTGCACTTGGCCCGGCTGTGCTTGTTGCTGTTGTTGTTCAGCAATCTCTTGAAGTTGTTCCACTGGAACAGTTTTTTCTTGGTTATCTTCTGACATGCATTCCTCAATAAAGTTAAAATTATTTAGATGATATTTTTGTTACCAAAAAATTATACTTCATCTAAATAGTCTTTATTTTCATGCAATGGTGAATTTACTTTGGCTTCTAAATCCTTAATAGCACGTTGAAGCTTATTGATCTTTTCGTCCTGATCGTCATCATCTTGTTCGCTGTGTTTTAATGCACGTAATACATACATGACGAATGCTTGTTGCTTTGATGCAGACTGTGGGTAGTGTGCTTTAGCATACTTAAGAATTTTTTCTGTTTCTTGGTCTATGAAATTGTCCTGATTAGGGTTGTTCATAGTTTCGGCTAGTTCACCACTCATACCCACATTCAACAACTCAACAACATTTTTTGCAAGTTTAGGATTCTTTTGTGTTACAGGATATAGACTCATAACCATTGCAGTTTTCTGTCTGTCATTTAAATTAGGCCATGCATTACGAATTTCAGTAGCACTCTTAATACCAGGACCAAATTCTACTGTAGGTAGATAATCAATGTATGCGTGTTGACTGAATGGTTTTAAATCTTTTCCTGTCCATGGTTGAAAGTATGCGGGAGTTCCGTCTTTCTTTACACCACCGGGCTTTGGTTGTTCATTGCGATCTTTTTCACTGCGTACAAATATTAATACATCTTCATTTGGATTGTATTGACTGGTGATTTCTTCTGCCTTAAAGGGACTCTTAACTTGAATAAAACGACCAGGTGCTACACCTGCCAATTTAGCTAATTTTTCTTTAATACTAAATGGAAACGGTCTAGCTTTCTGATCGTTAGTTGCAGCTACATAAACATCGGCGTCAGGGAAGGCTTCAAGGGCAGATTGGTATAATGCATAATGCCCTGCATGAAATGGATGAAAGCCTCCCGGCATGACGACGATTTTCTTCATTTTTACTTGGTTGCTTTAGATTCTTTTCTTGCTGCCTTTTCAGCAGTAATTTCGTTACGAATAACTTTGCATAGTTTAGCTACTTCACCTAATGCTTTTCTCGCACGTGTTCCTGCTGCTGAATTGCCCTTTGAGAACTTCTCATGTTCTTTAAGTGCTTCTTCAAATTGTACCTTTAACTGATTTAACGACTCCATTACTTCTCCTTAAAAAATCTTAACTACCTTGCATTGCTTGCAATAATGCTCTAGCAACTACACGGTCTTTTTCCTGTTCTTCATCGGGTAATTGTGCATAATTAATGTTCATTAATTTTTCACGTTGAGCTAATTTAGCCTCTAATTTACCTGCTGCTCTTAATTTTTCAGTATCATCGAATTGCTCTGGATTTTGTACAAATGCTCTTGCAGTAACATTCCAGCCCTTATGAATTGCATCGGCGATTTGTTCGATATCGGTTACACCCGATTCAATAGCTTTTTTAGCAAACTCGGCTGACTTAAGATTAGCTTGCCAACCAAAAGTATTACCTGGTGTGCTGCGTCCATAATGGTATGCATCATCCAATGCCTTATCACTAATTGTTGCTAATTGCTCAATACTTAAATTAGTAGACTCATTTAATAGGTCAATGTATTTTCTAAAAATTTCTGTAGACATTTATATTTCCTTAGTAAGTCAATTTAACAAATTGTACAGTGCCACCTTGAAAATCTTCTACTTTAGCTCTCATGAAAACAAAGTTACCCTGTACATTCGTATAAACACTAGCGTTGCTAGCTATTTGGGGTGCGGTGTTAGCTACTGCATTTGCGTTTGCCTCTAATTGATAAACTTTAAACCAATCGTTTGACGTAGGGTTAGTAGCCAAACTAGCTTCCAATACAATATTACCCGTACAATTTGTGACTTTTATGTTCACAGTTTGTAGGTCTTGATTACCCAAATAATAGGCGGCAGCAGGTTGACTATTACCTGTTACAGTATAAGGTGCTGAGTTGCCTGGATTAAGATAGGTAGTTTGTGGCAACATTATTAGTGTTGTAGTTTGGCTCATTATTGAACCCTTTCGACCTCAACAACTACGCCGTCGCCTACTAGTTCTTGTGCTACTTGTTCTAAAGCCTGCTGAATATCATTTCCTGCGATAGCAGAACCCTCATCATGAGAGTCTTTTACCAATTTACTAAACTTGATAACTACCACATCTTCTACGATTTTTGCCATGTAAATACTCCATTAATAGAGTATTTATCTTTATTCTATAGCTTTTGGACGTTTTTCAAGCTTGAACCTACGCCCAAGCAATTCCCCGTGCAATAGTCCAAGTAAACTGATAGAAGATTCTTCATCATATTCAATGGAATATGCGGAACTACAATATCTACCTCTGTAAGTTCGTGTTTTATCCCTAGATGCTAACCAACTTATCAAGCTTGGACTAGGATAAAGATTCTTGGACCTACTAAAAAGTTCTACCAAATCTTCCATAACTTGTACGTCCACACGCTTAGATTTCAAGTAAACTCTGTATTGTCTTTTGGGTTGACGTACAAAGTATTTAATACCTGCAAAATGCCCGGGTGGCGACATTTGTGCTTCAGTAAAATCAATCTCCATATTTCCCCAAGCTTGTAAGCTATGCAACTTGGATAAATCATTTGAGAAGATTGCAATTACATCTCCCTCTACACGGACAATCATTTCCTTAGAAATCTTAACCTCACGTTTGAATTCTAAGAACTTTTCAATAACTGGTTTGTGTGATAGCACAACAGTTGGATCCAAAATAGAGGATCTAAAAGGTTTTGTAGTGCTAGCACGTTTTACCCATGCATCAGCAGACTTGACATGATATGTGTATCTTGCACCGGGCACTTTTAGTCTAGCCCGATACTTAAATTTATCCCAATAATCTCTTTCACGAAATTCAATGTAATTGATTCCGGGCACATTATCAACTGATTTCAATAATCCCATTTTCGTTTACCTTTGCAGATACTTTGTTTGTGACGACAAATTCTATCATATCTTTATTGAGCGTTGCAAGAATATTGGCATTCCTGATTTTCTCAAAAAGGATACGTTTACTCAATGGCACCCTAATCAATTCATCTATTTTTCTAGATAATGGACGGGCTCCCATTTTGCTGTCGTAACCCTTTTCTGCTAGGTATTCGATTGTTGTTTCAGATAATGTTAATGTAATATTATGCTTATCCAATAATGATTTCTTGAGGTCTTCTGTGAACTTGATAACAATCTTTTTAATAGAAAGTAAATCAAGTTTGTTAAACTTACAAACTAAATCTAATCGGTTTCTAAATTCAGGCTTGAAGAATTCTTTCAATGCTTTATCATCTTCTCCTGTCTTTTCTTGACTACCGAAACCAATATTGTTGCGTTCACTATCACTACTACCCAAGTTACTGGTCATGATAATGATGGTGTTCTTACAGTTAACTTTCTTACCATTGCTACCAGTGATAGTACCTTCATCAAGAATTTGTAAGAAGATGTTGAAGATATCAGGATGTGCCTTCTCAACCTCATCGAACAACATGATAGCATGTGGGTTTTTACTCAAGTCACTAATCAAGCGACCACCCTGAACTTGACTATCACCGAATCCTACATAACCAGGTGGCGGACCGATCAAGCTTGATACACTATGTTTTTCACTATATTCACTCATATCATACTTGAGCAATGGCATGTCGAGGTTCTTGCTCAACAACTTAGCCAATTCTGTTTTACCTGTACCCGTAGGACCTAAGAACAAGAAACTAGCCATTGGCTTCGTTTCATTTCCGATACCAGCAAAGCTAACATAAACACGATCCAATACCTGTTTAACAGCTTCATCTTGACCATACAGTTTACCGTTGATGTTAACATCAAGTGTACTAATTCTTTCTAGGTTGTCACCCTTCAATTTATCAGCAGGTACACCTGTATACTTTTCTACCTGTTCGTAGATAAGTTCTTTGGTAATGATAGCATCTTTATTCATTGCAACACGTTGCTTTGCACATGCTGCATCCAACAAGTCAATACTCTTGTCAGGATTTTTACGATCATGAATATACCTAGTAGAACTTTCTACTGCGGCTTTAATTGCCTCATCTGTGATGTTAACCTCATGAAACTCGTTCAATCGTGCTGCTAGCCCGCTTAGAATACGAATCGTAGAATCGTGACTAGGTTCATCAATGCCAATGCGATAGAATCTACGCATCAATGCACGATCCTTTTCGAAACTTTCGTAGAACTCTTCCCATGTAGTGCTAGCAATAACCTTTAATGTGCCCTTAGTAATTGCAGGCTTGATCATATTAGCAAAATCAACTGATCCATTATTTGAACCACCTGCACCCTGCATGGTGTGTGCTTCATCAATGAATAGTATTGCTTTCTTTTTTGTATTCAATGCATCAATAACTGCTTTGACTTTTTCTTCAAAGTCACCGCGATATTTACTGCCTGCAAGTAAGCTACCAATTTCTAATGAGAATAATTGATATCCTTCTAGGAATTCAGGAACTTCCTTATTGATAATAGCTTGTGCTAGACCTTCTACAATAGCAGTCTTACCCACACCTGGATCACCTACCATTAATACGTTACTTTTGAAACGTTTAGCCAACACATTAATAATATCTTCTAGCTCTTTGCTACGACCAATAACAGGTTCTAGCTTATCATTCTGTGCTAGTTTTGTTAAATTAGTAGTGAATTCTTCAAGAATATCATCTGCTTGATTTTCAGTTAGATTACCTGAATATTCTTGACCCTTGTAATTCTTTTGCCAATGCTGCACAAATTCAGCTTTGTGAATTCCATATTTAAGTAAGAAGTAATGTGCATGGCTATTGCCCTCAGCCGCAATACTAAGATACAAGTCAATCGTAGTTACTTGTCTACGTCCAGTAAACAATACTTGTGTAATGCTACGATTCATCACACGCTCTAGAGAGTTGGTTTTGCGTGGTATAGCTTCAGGATCTTTACTTTCAATGGCGTGAAGTCCATTCAAGTAGGAGGTAAGTTCATCAACGAACGTAGAAACATCGGCTCCAAAACTTACTAAACACTTCTTAAAAGGTTTATGATTAATGAGTGCCAGTAGCAAATGTTCTACTGTGCAATACTGATGTTTTCTTTGCTTTGCCTCTGCAATAGCTTGTTCGATGATGCTTTCAATTTCTGGTGAGTTAGTCACTATATATTTCCTTTTAGGTATTTAATTAGTTTTGGAACGCAAAATACTTTCAGTTATTTCGTTTGCTATTGTATCAGGCATGAAAGGTTTAAGTAAAAGTATTTGGTCTCCGTATAGATTAGAGTTGGGTATTGGCATTCCTTGTCCAGCAATTTTTAACTGTATATATGGTTGTGTTTTGGGTGGGACAGAAACTTCAAACGTCTTTCCTGATATCGTTTGAAAATTAATCTTAGTGCCTACTATCAAATCTAACACGGATATCTTTTGATTACAATATAAATCATTTCCTCTACGTTCGAATCTAAGGTTTGGCGTAACCCTAAACTCTACAATCAAAGAGGTATTGTTATCTAATATATTATCAAAACGTAGGTGTGATCCGTCAGGTAATCCTTTGGGGATATCGATATTCATCATTTTCAATCCCATTGGAGTTTGCAACTTTAGGACATGTGTAGCTCCATTATACACATCTTCTAAAGACACAGACATTTGTGTTCTAAAAACTTGTCTGCCAGATTTAGGTTGAAATGGGTTACCACGACGCTGAGAGAAAATATGGGAAAATACATCTCTAACATCGAAATCACCAGTAAACATTTGACCAAAATTTGGCGGAAACCCTTGTGACTGTGGGTTATCGTACTGTGCTTTCTTTTCAGGGTCGCTAAGAATACGATATGCTTCTTCTACTTTTTGGAACGTAGAAGTATCACCACCCTTGTCTGGATGGTGCTTACTTGCTAATTTTCTATATGCTTTTTTGATTTCATCGGGTGTAGCGTCTTTGGCTACACCTAGCGTAGAATAATGATCCATTATTTATTATATAGCATTACTCTCGTAGTGTCAAGATTTATTGTCGATTCCAAATGTTTCTGTTTCGCCAATCTATTTCTTTTTCAAGTTTTTGTTTCACATCTACCAATTCTGTTTCTCTTTGAGTTAGCCTTTTGGATAATGCACTATTAGATTCTTTGAGTTTATTGGCTTCAACCTTTACTCTATCCAATTCAGCATTCAAATCGGTTAACTGTTGTGATAATATAGCATTGGTATCTTTTAGCTTTGATGTTTCATTGCGTGATTCTGTTTTGAATCTTTCATGTTCTGCACGTGAGTCTGATTTAAATTTTTCATAGTCTTGTTGAAACTGCTTTACACTGACTTGAAAGCTTTTTAAATTTTCATCAATTTTTTGTGCTTCATCTTTGTGCTTTTTGATTGTGCTTCTTATCTCTTTGGTTGCTTCTTTTTCAGAAGCAATCTCACTACCCAACGTTACAGTATCGTCTTGTAATTTTTTCGACTCTGTTTTGAGTTGGGTAGTTTCTTCTTTGTTTACAGTATTAGTAGAAACATACCAATAACCAACTCCTGCCGTAGCAACAAGTAATAAAGAGACTGCACCTATAGCGATTCTATGTACTACTTCTTCACCAGAAAAAAACATTAACATGATTACTCTTTAGTGCTAGTTATTTTATTTTCACCTTTAGTGACAGTAACTTTGTCTCCGTCAATGTCTACTTTCATAGGTTCGTTTGCTTGTTCAAGTTTATTAATCAATTCATTAATAACTTTGAACTCTGGTTTTTCTTCTTTTTCTTTTGTACCTGTTATACTTGCTAACATAGTAATTAAAGCCATAACTGCCGTAGACACTAAGCCGATGACAGCAGGTAAGCTTTCGCTAGGTAAAAAGGCGCTAGCGCCTACTCCCACTACAACCAAGAGTACTATCCAAGGTATAGCACTCTTGCCTACATACTTGCTCGACACCTCTTTTGCAGAGTTCATCGCCTCAAGTTTTTTCAACTCAATGATAGCTTGAGTCTTGAGTAAATTAAGTTCTTTATCCGCCATAACAATCCTTTCTTATTATTTTTATTGATTTGTTGGCTTACAAATATTTATTATTGTGCTTTTTCTAGTTTTTCCTTTGTTCTACCATATGCAGCGATACCTAATACGGCACCCATAGCTATGTGGTATAATCCTGCTCCTTGCAGAGTCAATGGTTGCCATTGACTAGTAACTTGCCCCTTACTTACTGCTTGTAGCACGGACCACAAAACTGGAAAGATAATAAAATCAGTAATACATGTAAGCATATAGCTCCAACCCATTGCTGGGCGCCATTTTTTGTTTATCCAGTCACTACTATCTTTATCATGTTCTACTAGTACATCTGCACCGCTGGCAGAATTAGTAGGTGCAGCACCAGTTAGTACTGGTGTTGACCCATTTGATTGATTGATGTTTGTTGTACTTCCGAAGCTTGTTGTTGCTTGCTGGTTAAATGCTGGTGAACTATAACCGCCGGCTGCGCCGAATCCTCCTGACGAAGGTGCGCCAAATGTTGAAGTCCCGCTGAACGGTGAGGATTCATACGTAGTTCCCTGTGGGAACTGTTGTATTGTTGGATCTGCTGCAAGTTGTGCATATTGTTCGTCATCCGTTGCCATTGGCCTTTCTTGTCCGGCTTTTTTAGGTAATATTGTTGTAGCCATTTTTACTCCCTTATAATCCCGCTTTGCTAATGAAATCTTTTAGCTCTCTATCCTTTTCAAAAAGTTTTTTAACTTCTAAACCAGCAATACTACGCATTTCGTTTAGTTCATCTTCTTGTTCTTGTTCTATTTTATATTCATTAGGATTACATATGATAACCTGTTTAAGTATTTGTTCTTCAGGTTCATAATCTTCATCGTCTACTTGTACTGACCATTCTGATAATTTTAAATTAGTTAAAGTTTTAAGGTCATTTATAAGTTCTACAATTCTTTCTGGTACAGTTGATCTGCGACTTAATTCTACGAATACTAGCCATTTGCCAGACACTACTTCTCCGTCGCTTAAGCTAGCGTCTAGCACATAGTCATATCCTTTTTCAAACCATTCTTCTAAATCATTTCCTGCGTCTTTAGATTTCACAACAAAAGCTAGTGTAACTATATCTTTATCTTTACCCATTTTAGCGGAATACTCGTCAACGGTTACACGGGGCTCTATTTGCCCCTCCATGTCGTGATAGTCTAATCCTTCATATAATTTTTTCATATTACATCGGCGGAGCCGCCCCCGGTGCTGCTGGCGGTGCAGGCATTCCTGCACCCAAGTCTGCTGGAGCCATTCCTGCTCCTTGTTGGTTATCCTGATCAGATTGCTGGGTATTTTCTTTATCTAAATCTTCTTCGTATGCTGTTTCTATATCATCCAAGTCGATGGTTTGATCAGCTAAATCAATAGAACCTTCTTTGATTTCGTTCATCAGTGCCTTAGGCACTTCAATCTGTACGAACCAAACTTTTTTCTCAACGCCTTTAGGATATCTAGTTCCTTGTACAAAGTCATCATAGTTTTTAACTTCAATAGGAACTTTTATTTTACCTTTGGCGAAAGATATGCTACATCCAATTGATGCTAGGCGTTTTGCACCACTAGGATCAGGCATTAATTTGTATGGCCACATGAATGTGCATGTTACTGAATATCTACCTGAATCCGGGCCCTGAACCAGTTCCCCGTATATCCAATTCTTAAAAGCGTACAAATCTGCTTCGTCTAGAACACGCTCAAAATCCAATAATGTAGACATAGAACCATCACTGGTCATAATACCCTTGACGTTGCTTATAATACTTACAAAGTCAATATCGTCAAAAAAATTGTCTGCGGTTTTATTCTTCATCTAGTATTTATCACTACAGAGATTATTTGTTGAAATCAAAAAATTAGAGGATATCCTAATATTTATCTGTGATCTTTGCGTTTTAAGTATGCTAGTAACCTGCACTACAAGTAGGTTAAATAATTTTTGAATGCAAAGCATTCATAGCTCTAGAAAAGGAGAACAACTTGAGCAAACGCAAAACCGGCGCATTACGCAGTAAAGAAAATTCATCTAGATACACAGAGTTCCCAAAAAATGAAGTAAAAACCTTCTATATCAATCAATCGAAAACAATAGATTTCAGTCAAGCACAGCCGAAAAAATTAAGAAAACCGATCGAACTTGTTCCTAAATCGATCAACCAAGAAAAATACATAATTTCCCTCCTAGACGATGAGACCGATATTGTCGTAGTCTCAGGACCTGCAGGTACGGGAAAAACGTATTTGGCTATGCAGGCTGCTATTAAGGCTCTAAGAGCAGGAGAATGTAATCAGATTATTTTGACCAGACCTGCAGTGGGTGTCGATGATGAGAAGCATGGATTTTTACCTGGCGATTTAAATGCCAAAATGGAACCATGGACTCGTCCATTATTAGATGTACTCAAAGAATATTACTCAGTTAAAGAAATACAAACAATGCTAGAAGAACAAATTATTGAAATTGCACCCCTAGCATTTTGCCGAGGAAGGAATTTCAAGCATAGCTGGATTATTCTTGATGAGTCACAAAACTGCACCCCAAGTCAACTCAAAATGATCATGACTAGGATAGGTGAAGGTAGTAAATTAATTATTACAGGGGATATCGAACAAACGGATAGAAAAACTGCACAAAACGGTTTAATGGATCTTATAGAGAAATTAAATCATTATCAAGTTCCGGGGCTAAGCCTATGCAAATTTGAGGTAAAAGACGTTCAAAGACATAAGATCATTGAACACATACTAAAATTGTACGGCTAATAAATGGGGCTTCGGCCCCATTTATTTGTTATTTTCTTTTTCTAACTGAGCAACTAGGTTGGGGTATACTTTCTTGTAGTATTCTACCATTCTGTTAAAATCGGTTTCGACAACCTTACCCTCAATAACACACTTTTCTACTTTTTTGTTTGCAAAATCTAAAATGACATTACACATTTGACTGTCACTGGCTCTGACACGTTTAGATACTTGGACCTGCTCATCAATCTGCCCACCGGGCTTACGTAAAAAAGTAATCAACATATACTTCATGCTGTTAGCTCCACTAATGTTGCAGCTAGAGAAATTTCAGGAATACCCACTAACGGTAGATTAGCTAGACCATTTCTAATAGTGATGATAGCTGCATCTTTCTTTTCTTGTTCTTTACCCCAAAGGTCTAGATTATCATACATCCAACGATATACTTCTTCAATACGTGTTGGATATAGAGACAAGTATTGCATCAATTGCTGACGACCTTCTAAGATTTTACCTTGTTTGAACAATGCAGTAGCATCTAGTAAGAACGAATTCTCACCTGATTCTTGTGTTCTCGGTGGCAACAGTTTACCAGTATTACTGTTTACTTGCAGTTGATTCAAGCATTTACGTAGATCGGGGTATGTTCCGCGAACATATGTATCCAATGTATCTAAATCAAACTCTACATTCTCACTTACCAATACTGTAGCTGCACGTGCTGTAAATTCTGTCATATCTGTTTTACTGATATGAAATTCATGACAACGACTTTTCAATGCAGGAATAATCTTGTACTGATAATTGCAAGTAAGAATATATCGTACAGTCTGATGATATGCTTCCATATCATTACGCAATGCTGCTTGTGCAGGTTGAGTTAGATAATCAGCTTCGTCCAACAGTACAATTTTGAATTGCCCAAACGGCATAGTTTGCACGAATCCATTGATTTTTTCACGCAAGTTATCAATGCCGTTTTCACGTGACGCATTAATTTCAAGTACATCGTAATCTTCAACCTTGAGTTCATTGATAAGAACTTTAGCCAAAGTTGTTTTTCCCGTACCCGGATCGCCACTGAGTAGTAGATGCGGGATGCTTCCATCGCTAATCCATTGCTGGACTTGTTGCTTTTGACGTTCATCAACAAAAACATATTCATCTACAGATTTAGGACGATATGCTTCAACCCAAAGTTTGTTCTTCATTCTTTCTTGCCACCAAATAGTTGTAGTAGAGATAAGAATATATTAATGAAATCTAGGTATAATGTCAATGCACCCTGGACTTCAAGCGACCCAGTATCACGTTCGTAACTGACCATTTCACGAATCTTTTGTGTATCATATGCAGTTAAACCCAAGAAAACAATGATAGCCAATGCGCTAATGACCATAGCAAAGACGCTACTGCCGATAAAAATATTGATAATACTGGCAATAACCACGGCAATAAGACCAACAAACATAAACTTACCAATACTATCCAAGCTAGTTTTAGTAAAGTACCCATAGATGCTCATCACTCCAAATAAAACGGCTGCGCCCATAAATGCAGTGAAAATGCTACCCATTTGATAGACGGCGAAAATTGTAGAAAAACTTAAACCCATTAGTGCTGCAAAACCGTATAACATCAGTTGTGCTATAGACTTTGGTGGATTGGCATTCAATGCGATTGAAATTCCAATGACTGCTACCAATGGTGCAAAAATTACAATCCATTTAGTAATACCAGTAAAGAAAAATTGTAGTAGTTCTGGACTGGTACCTACAAAATAACTAACTAACATACTGACTAGAATTGCTAGCCCTGTATGCTTGTATACACTTGCCATACTAGTATTAATGGCACTTGCACTTCGATATGTATTAATTGTTGCTTCCATATTAGCTCCTTAATGATTGATATGTGATTATTTTACCTATTTCTTCACCCAATTCTTTGTCATCAGTAATGATATGAAGATTATGATCGCTAGAATCACGCTTCTTGTCGTATGTCCTAGTCTCAATTACATAACCACCGTTTGCACGATAGATTGTAAAATTCATGCCATTATGACTATCAATAGACCTAGCTGCAACAAGTTGTGCTGCCATAGACTCTTTAATTGGCACATCAGCACGTGAATCTTCCCATGCTTGTTTGCACTTTTTAGCGAACCATTTATTAAACCATTTCATTTTTCTTCCTTAGGAGTATCAAAGGGCCAAGGGGCACCAGGATTAGTGATAATGGGTGTCGATGTATTTGTAGTAGATACCCAGCCTTCATGATCGATTTCAGAAGAAACAGGTTGTTCAGTCATGATTACCTCTCCTTCAGTTCCATCATCATTCATACGTGTGATTTTTAAATCACAATCAATAATCATTTCGCATTCGTCTTGTACCCATCCATGTTCTTCCAAGTCGAGCCAACTGTTTTCCTCTAAGAATTCTTCAAGCCATTCACGTGTTTCATCGTCGCAGTCATCGTAATCTCTATCTTCCCAACAACCGTCCCAAGTTTCTAATAGTTCTGTTTCATATTCACAGTTGTAGATGTCAACACCTGCTTCAATGTTAGGAGGATTATCGTCGTCGGTATGGACTAAAAATTCCCCCCAACGCCAACCGGTTTCAATCATTAATATATTGTCACCGTTGGTAAGGTAGTTGCGCTCAATTACAGACTTCTTCCATGTAGGTTCTACTTTCCAAGTTGCCATTTTAATACACCTTATCACTCATTGTTTGATCGTTAACGGGTTCATCACTTACCATCAATACGTCATTGTTATCTACTTTGCGTATAGTATGTTCTCCGTTCTCATCTTCTATTTTAATACCTCTAGTCCACCGACCGTGACTAATTAGGATATATTGCCCGACTTTAACATCTTTTTGATCGGGACCAATAGCAAATACTTTTGCCCATCGTGGACGAATACCGGAGCTTTTCATGTCATCGTTGATAAGAACGATGCCGCCATTACTTATTCGTTCGTCAAATGCCATATCCGATACAATAATATTGTCACGTAATGGGTGCAGTGCTTTTATCTTATATGGTGAAAATGATGGCTTAGTTTCCATTCTTATTTTCCCTCGCTTTAATTTGTTCCACTTCTAAATCGTCTTGCATATCCTCTTCTAACTCACGTTCGACAGAAGTTAATTCAGGTGCAGGGGCCGAAGATGCAAGTGTGGGGGCTGAAGGTCTGCTAATGGGCTTTTTATTTACTGGTGGGAGTGGTTCATTTCCTTTTCTAGGTGGCTTCATAGTACGTTGATTTCGCAATGGTTGTGCTGACCTATTGCCCACGGTCTTTGCATATTGACTATTCACCTTAGAAGTAACGGGTTCTATAATCTTACCGTGTGCATCGATTGTATCTCCCCTAGCGTTTACTTTCATGTTACCTACGGCTCTAGTTCGTTCATTTTTAGCCATAAGTTCTGTCATATCAACAGTTCTGCCCATTGCGCTTCGGTATTTTCCCATAATTTTTCTCCTTAATAACTATTTTAGGAATTCATCAATATTTAGATCATAATACAATGAATTAATTTTATGTACTCCTAGCAAGAAAAGGACAAAGCTAGCTACTGAGCTTCCCCTTCCTACTCCCCATACTATATTGTTGCTTCTTAGGGTGTCTACCAAAAACTTCAAATATATAAGTAACGGAAACATATCTCTTTCGTGAAAAAGCAACAGTTCTTGACCTGCACGTTGAAGTTCAGCATCGTTACTACATTGATCTAGGATATATTTAGCTATGTCAAAATCGTTGTATTTTTCGGGCAAGAACCATTTAGATTGCAGATTAGTATCAAACTCTTTTAAGCTGGATTGATTATCTGTAAGTGTGATGAATTTTGGTAGAGTACTAGTATCAATGATATCTGATAATCTAATCTCTTTGTCAACTAAGACCTTTTTGAGATTTATATTAGGATTGGACATATAAAGATCGCAAATGTCCTCTTCAGAGTAAATTTGCTGTCCGTAATTATCTATCTTCATATAATGATGATAACTTAAAAATTATCATTTGTCAATAGGAATAAAAAGAATTTCTCCCTTATCACAATTGTCATTCTGTTTCCAACTCAACCCAACACTGTTCCAATCTTTTGGTTCTTTCTTAAGTTCTACAATTTTTTCTTTTTTGGAAGATTTGTGTCCATTTGTGCTTGGATTATTTTCATTCCACCAAACATTTGTATAATGAGTAAATTCAACTTCTTCGTCAGCAGATATATGGAAAACAACGTCATCGCATAACTTAGATTTTATTTCAATTGACGTTACTATTAATTTTTCTTCTGCAATAACGTTGCATTTATTCATTATTACGATTCCTATGATTTGATCATAAGGATCTTCGGGCAATGGACATATCCTAATGTTTGCCTTTGAATATAAGTCTACAGCTTTAGTATCGCTGCTATTGATAAAAATTGAATTTTCTAAACAGAATTCAAATAGATATTTGATTCTGTCCATTGCAATATTTTGTTCACGAATATCATCAGTAGCAACAATCATGTGCAACTGTATATCGTAGTCATTTATTAGAAATGTTTTTTCGTGGTGTACCGCAGCTTGAAAAAAGAATTTTTTAGAAATTCTAGCGTTCATTTTTTGTCTATGCTTATTTTGGTGTTTATCTTCTGTGCCTTTACCATCTCATCCATTTTCTTATTGTATGCGGCTCGGTAACTTTCGATTACCATATTTATTTGGTTGATAAGAGGTCCATTACCCATACGATAGGCAAAGTTAAGTTTGTTAGTAAGGTCTGTTAGAGTTTTTTGAAGATCCTCTAGACTCTTATCCGATAAATCTGATATAAATGGATGTTGCACCTAAATATTTATTACCATGCAGTTAATACTACTCTTTTCCATATGTCCGAACCAACGTAACTTGTTGCAGAGCAGCTACCAGTCGCAGTAGTTAATACAACTGTAGAATCTGCAACTCCGTTCGTTCTAGACCTACTAACAGATATTGCAGTTCCACTAGGTATAGATTTTATATAGTAAACTACCCCCGCTGTGATACCGCCAAATGTAGTTCCAGAGAACACAATAGGAGCGTTAAGTGTTAAACTAGTTGTATTGTTTAGAGTTATTAAATTAGTACCAGATGTTGTATTAGTAACTGTCTTGGTATATGAAGTCGCATCATACGTATCAGTACATACATATGTGTATGACACTGGATTCCCGTACATTGAACTTGTAGGGCTAGCGTTGCCAGCTAAGTTTACATTAGCTCCACCTAATGTAGAAGAAACTGTAAACGTTGTACTAGAAACAACATTGCGTACATAATACGTTGTTCCTATAGTAATATTAGATTCCATAGTTACACCAGTGAACACTATAGGTAAATCGGTATATAACTGTGAAGTATTTCCTGTAGTAAAATAATCCGCAGAATTTGTGCTGCTAATAGTTAATTGATTGTATGTGTCACCTAACGCTACTGTACCTACTACATCACCTTGATAACCAGTAGGAGAAGGATTGCGTTGTTGTAATTGTGTAGTTTGTCTAGGTCTGTTATACGGTTCTATAGTAATAGTATTACCACAGTCTGTAGAACTCAATCTATAATTTAATTGTGTTACTCCGTATGGTACGCTTATATTACCTGATCCTGCGGATCCACCATAGTTTTCTAATGTTGTTAGTCCAAAGTTATTGTTAGATGATACAACTTCTGTAGGCCAACTTACTACTGCTAACGAATTGCTAACTGTTAATTGTAATTCTACATTACTTTGAGTACCATATGGTGCCCAATTGCCAAAAGTAAATTGCACGTTTCCTGAGACAGTACCGTACTGTACATCTCCCAAGCTCACATCTACGGCAACGGTTCCTGATAATGCGTTGCCCAAATTAAACGTAGTCGCTCTAAAACTTCTTGTGGCACAATTGCTAATAAGAGTATTTCCCATGTCATTATTAATGACAGTATTATCCAATGCGGACTTTACAACTACCTTATTTTGAAGGTCAGAGATTTCATCACTAGCAGTATCTAGGTTTGTTTTTATACTAGCGAAATTATTCCTAAATCCCTGTGAACTATTATTCTGCCCGGGGATAGGATAATTTACATCTATTCCATTAGTATTAATTGCGCTCATAAATTAATTTCCATATAGTATTTAGTATTGCGTTTCATCGGGTAAAATAGTTTTTCTAGGAAATAGTACATAGAAATTTTTACTGTCAAGAGGATCAGGTACCGGCGTAGCACTAGGTAAACCGGTCCAAGCAGGAGGACTTGTATTTTTATCATAATTGTATGTGATACTCTTATTGACTGCAAATCTATCAATTTTGAAATTAATTTGATTAAGTGAGTAAGGAGTACCCTCTGGTTTTAACCACAATGTATTAATGTTATTTTTGATAGTTTCTGCATAGCCTGGCTTAGTGTAGCATATTACCCAAGCCTGTGTGTACCCTAACGTGCTACCATTTTCTTGTTGACTAGTCATCCATTTGGGTAGTAACGTGCTATCAAATTCTTGACCCAAAACTTGTCCTACTCGGTTACGCATATTGAACAAACTGTTTGGATATAAGTCTCGCACAAATCCTGGAGATAAACTAGTATAGTATTGTTGTCCCAATATATCTTCATAACTTGTATAGATATTTGTAACGCTTGTATACCATGGTCCTAAAAATAAATTTATTGGGCGTGGCCAATAGATTTCTTCAGCTACGCTTACACCTTGAGGATTTTGCAAGTTGTCTATTACTTGACTATAAACTACTTCGTAAATAATTTGACCGTTGTCATCTCTTGCCTGTGCAGTCTTTAATTCCCCTAAAGTTATGTTCCTCCAATAGTGATTCTTAGTTACTGCTGCAATGTATTCGTTTATATCACTAGCATATATTCCAAATGCATGTTCGTATATAACTTCTGTTGCTTTACCAAAGTAAATGTCGTTAGGTCTATACAAATAATCATATGGTATAAGTGTTTCGTTTGTCAACAGATTATTGATTAATTCTCTGTCGGCTATACTAGGAGTTGCTTTAATGTACAATATATCAGTTGGTTGTACATACGCTTGTATTACCGTTAATGTAAACTCTTTTGCTGAGATAACAATAGGATAATCAGGAGAGTATGCTTCTATAGTAAATGTAAATACAGTTTCATCGTTCAATCCTAAAAGTTCTGATGTAGGTTGATTCGCTACATACCCAGTTATTTCACCATTACTTAGTAGAGTTAGATTAGGCGGAAGTGCACCAGCAGATACACGATATTGTAAATCAACATCACAAGTAGCTAGTACACTCTTAGTACTGATTGTTCCATTAAATATAGTGCCGAGATTATTTGGTGTAACCCAAGTAATAACACCTGTTATATCATTAGCTAAATTAAATGAGAAATTTATAAAGGGTGACGCAATAGATGGGTTGGCAGTCTTATAGACAGAAACGCTAAATGAGTATTGATTTATACCTGCCGTAGATATAAAGGGTGTACCTGTGATCCATCCGGTATCTGGATCTCCTGTTAAACCCAATGGTAATCCTGCATACAAGTATGTTATACCATTGTTGTCAAAATCTTTACCGATTATTTTAAAAGCAAAATAATTGTCACTCTGAATCGTTCCTATAAATGCAGGAACTGAGGGAGGATACGTGTTGTAACTACTATCAGCGGGAGGTAAAACATAATAACCATAATATGGATTATTATTATTGATATTGTATGTTTCTGGTCTAGTGTTTAATATAGTAGGCACTCTAGTATTCACAGGAGATCCAGGACCACCTTGGCTTATAGGTGTGTTTTGATTTATTACTGTTATAGAATATGCACTGATTCCTCCGCCCAATGGACTGTTTATTTGTAGTGTAAAGTTATATGTTCTTATTGTAGGCTGTCCTGTAGATATAGCAGGCAGGCTAACTGTCATAAATCCTGTACCACTATTCAATACAAATGTTGAACCATTGGGTGTTGAGCTAATAGTAAAGCTGGTACTATTAATAATAGATTTTATGTAGTAAGTTACGTTTTCATCAATACCACCAAACATAACAGTGCCGCTAAAAGTAACAGGTCGACCAATAGTAAATCCAGTAGTACTCAAACAAGTTATAATATTAGTTGTTTCAGTTACTGTAGCAGCAGTTGTGACAGCAGGAACAGTAACAGTTATAGTAGGAGGTTCAGCATATCCTCTAATTAACCCATCTTCATTTATTTCTAATCCAGGAGGTAACAAACCTTCTAGTAGTGATATAGTCACAGGATTATTAGAATCTGGATTGTCATATCCTATCTGTGCGCTTACCCATACACTATCATTTGTACTAAGGATAGTTCCTGATGGAGTTGTGAACGACGGGATAGCAGTTCCTGTTACTGCCATACTAAAAGTTCTGTCACGTATGTTGCTATAATTATCTGTGGCTCTTACGACAAAGGTTGATATAGTTTCTTCAGTTACTAATGAGGGGATGCCGGATATAAGACCATCCTCATCCATTACCATACCTGGTGGCAAATTACCACTTATAATAGTATATGTCAACGAAACAGCAGGTAAAACAGCACTAGCAGACAATGCAACTGAAACAGGAACTCCCGACGGAAACGTGCCTATCGAACCTGCGGGTGTATTCCATACTGGTTGTGCCATATTAATGTACGCCTAAATGATGTAATGCAATATGATAATGGTGTTGTCTATCTGCTAATCCAATTGTACCGCCATTTATTCTTTTAGTTAACGTAATAAAATCATCACGATCACAGAATTGATTAAGTTTATTGTTGTCCCAAAACCATCCTGCACTTGCTACAGCACCGTTGGGTGTTTCTAAATAAGCAATTGTGCTATCTATATCCATGTCTAGTGCTTCTGCAAAACGTGTGTAATTGTCACGACCTGTCAATTGAATTAATCCTCGACCACGAAATCTCCAGCCATCACCGCTGGTTTCATCTCCGTTCTTCATGCGATTGGCATACACACGATTAGCAATCATCTGTGGCTTGCGTTCATATTGTTTTGCTAATTCTTCTGTGGGAAAATATTTCTTAAACGTTGTCATTAAACCTTTAGCACTATAATTAAGATTTTCTATAACCGCATTAAATCCACCTGATTCATGTGCTATTTGTGCTAAAAAACCTGCTATACGTCTGGGATTGTCAAACATTTCATAATATTGACCCACTGTATTTAATGGTTCAACATACCCTTCTAAAATCGCTCTTTTAGTTTTAGGACACATTGCTTGTAATAATTCTAATGTTACCATATATCACCTTTATTATGCATATGTTGCGCCAACTGAATACCATTGTGTTGTAGTTGGAGCTATAAATTGTAGCGTTGCCCCGGCAGCTTGTGATAGTGCTGCATTTGTTGCCCCTGTATTAATTGCTGCGCCGCTAGCAGGGAATACATTTAATGCGTTAGCACTAGAGTTTGTAATGTACAATATCATACCTGCTGTAGCTGAAGGTAGCACAACTCCATTGGCGCCTCCGGATACGGTGCTAACAATATTAATTATATTTCCTAATTGTGTAGCTGCACCTTGTGTTGTACCGGCTGCTGATATGCCGGTTTGTACAGAATACATCAAATACTTGTTTGTAGTTAGTCCAGCTGGACCAAAAGAACTGACATTTGCTACACCGCTAATACCAATAGTAACAATACTATTCAATGCAACTGACACATTGCTTGTACCGTTACTTATACTTGTAGGGCTAGCTCCTGATGCTCCGCTAAATCCGCTTATACCTGTGTATCCACTGACACCTGACCATCCACTAGTTCCGGACCATCCACTTACACCTGACCATCCTGATCTACCACTTACACCAGTAGTACCACTCCATCCACTAACACCAGTATAGCCTGATATACCTGTTGTACCACTCCATCCACTAACACCAGTATAGCCTGATACACCACTCCAACCTGATGTACCACTCACGCCTGTTGTACCACTCACGCCTGTTGTACCTGACCAACCTGACGTACCACTATAACCTGATGTGCCACTAATACCTGATACACCACTCCAACCCGATGTGCCACTAGCTCCTGATGTACCACTTACACCAGTAGTACCACTCCATCCACT